GTCAGCGGTATTAACTGGCTGAAACGATTTAATGCCGTCATTATGTCCAATTACTGTTTCCCACGTTCTCAACCACGGTAAATTGCTAATGTAATCAATCGTGAACTCGGCTTCATTAGTCTTAGCCAAGTCCAAAATCATCGAATACCGTGATTCAGTATGGTCAGTATAAACATCTGAAACAGCAAGTGGTGATGCAAAGCCACTGCCATCAGTTTTGTTAAGAGGATCAAAATCTAACTTCAAGCGTCCTGAGTGGTATGGTGAACATACTACCTCAACTCGATAAGTAATAGATCCTCGCCAATATCTGAAGACGTTGGCAATGTGACCCGCAGGAGTATCCTGTCTGCCTAGTCGAGTGGTGCCAATAACATCGAAAGGCCCACTAAAACGAGACAAGTTAGGAGAAACGAGAGCGCTGAAAATAATTTTCTCAGCGCCAGAGGTCGAAAATTGACCTTTATCTCTATTCCATTCGCACCTCGCGATCCATTGTTCGCGCTGTACTATGGAAGAAATAGCCATCTCGTCAACTCCTTTAACTCCAAGAGTGGATGGGTCAACTGTTAACTCCTGCTTGGGATCAAGTGCAAGAGAGTATGATGAATCCTCACCGACAGTATTGGCCATACGGCCGTGAACTTTCGGAGCATAACGATTTATCGGAACTTGCATTGTGGGAGTAGAAAAGCCAAATAATCTGGCCATATTCGCTACCGCACTTGCACCAATTTCAGTGGCACGAGCAAATGGTCCAATGACTGGGACGCCCGTAAGCATCCCTGCCGCTTCAGCTACCGCGCTAGCGGGCGCTGAAACTGGTGGATCGTTATATTCATCAGAAACAGGAGTTAATATGTATTGATCAAAACACTTACATCTGCTCTCGACTTTATCACAAATGTAACATTTGTCCTCAAGACAAGAACAAACTCGGGATTCAGAAGAACCCGTAGCCGTAAGTGTAGTGGCCCCAGTTAAACTGACGTTTTCAGCCCACGCATAAACAGTATAATTAAGCTGTGTTAATGCAGTGGGATTAGCAATTCTCAATGGATTTAAGTCATAAAATAACAAAGTTCCACAAGAACTAAAAGTCTCGCCAGCAACAGGGAAAGCGTTTACATGATACATGAAAGGTAATTTGAGCTCTGCAACAGTGCTCTTTGACGGATCCATGACCACGTGTGGATAAGTAGAAAAATGCTGAAAAACGGCATCGTGACCGGAATCAGTTTCCGAGCTAGACTTATTGTACCATTCGACTTGCTCCCTAGCAACGCGGTTTCTTGCGGTGTCAGTAACAAATGACCTCACGTCACCGTAAGGAATGTATACTACCATCAATTTACCGTATTGAAAGGGAGTACCGTTTAGTACAACTCGAATAGCTTGGTCCCAAGACGCATAAGCATAATTCTTCAATTTGTTAGCGATACGCTCATTCTGCTGCCATAGAATCCACGGATTAATCTCCTCAAAAATAGATGATCGTGTGAACGTCGTATTCCACGTTCCAGTGGCGATCTGTATAGGACGAGCAAAATATTTGTCAAGCGGTAGATTATCAGCAAACGGATCAGTATATGTAGAATCTCGCGGAGCGACAGCATCCATTCTGTAAAGAGGTGCTTCTTCCATAAAAGTCACGGTCTGTGAAACCATGGGTTGAGACTCTTCATGCTGAGTCGTTGTGATATCGTTCGATTTAACAGTATCGATATCGCTATCAGTAAGGGTGGGGCCCGTAGCGTCCCCATTGGATGTATTGATTGAAGTGAGGTAGTGGTAACCCCTCCTAGGTGACCTCACACCGGTAGGAGAAGTGCCTTTCGGACTCTGGATCTTAATTGATAAGTAGGCCTCCTAGAGTCATACAAGCTAAATAGCTAGTCCTACTGTCACACTCAACGCATATACAAGCACCATACGAAAGGTCAATTAGTGCATTGTCAGGGTTCGAAGAGTGTCGCTGATTGGCTTGCGGCATCACAGCTTAGCCGTGAGCACCTTAGCACCACCCCACAGCGTCGAGTTCGACGTCTGGGAATGATTCTAAAGTCTCGGGGATCCAAGGAGTAATCCCATCTTCTTTCTGTTTCTCCATAATCTCTTCATATGATAAGTATTTGAAAGAAGGTCGGAGTGAGCGCAAAGTCTCTGTGCGCAATCGAAACTCCTCTCGGCCATACTGAGCAAATTCACACTGAGCAGCTCGAAAGCACTGCTGTTCATGCTCAGTCTCGGTAATAGCCGATGACCTCAGACCGATGGTCAACATTTTCAAAATACTCTGCTTTTCGATAGGACAAGTCCAAATCTGAAACTCTTTGTCGTACCGCCAAGATCGCTTACAAATAGTAGCTTTTTCGACGTCGACTGTTCCGTAAACATTATCGGACTTATCGGCTGGAGTGTAAGCCATCCCAATACTACGAAAGTATTTCTGGATGGTACTAAAATTGAAAAAGGGTCTTACTTCCTCAGAAAGTGAATAAGTGTTGTCATCACCCGCTGTAAAAAGCTCTACGTTGTCTCGAAAGAGTTTACGCAAGCTCTCGTCGTCAATAGGACTGACTGCAGTACGCAACGTATAAAACGCTAAACGCATGTACAACGAGTTGATGATGTCGTTAAAAATGAATGTCATCAGAACCCCTGATGAAAGGGATCCTGCCGGACGAAGCAAATCTCGATTCATGAGAATAAGAGGGCTAGCAATGTCAGAAGCAATGCTCGTAAGAGCGTTAATAGCCTCTTGACTGAGTTCCTCTCCTTGCTCAAGGAAAGACCACTTGAACAGTTCCACGACAACTGTGGCAGCAGCCATAATCATCAAAGTGGAAATCTTCTTGTCAAACTTTTTGTAGTCCCCGTTAACGACATAGGGGTGCTTCATAAGTCTCTTGAAGATTCTGCCCCAGTCTTTGGAGAAGCAATTTACTCCTCCGACTGTTTCAGTGGTCAGGAAATTTGCGATGTATGCTGACATGAAGCTGCCATAGAACTTTTTGCACAAAAGGTAGAAATTCATCGGACCTAATGTGAAAATACGAATACGACGATCAGCTACTTTCTGCGCTGAACGCGGTTCATCTTTGGCACACGTCTTATAAACAATTCCATTACGGACACCCGAACAGGCTTTCTTCAACATGTCGTCAAATTTAGCTTGCATTTCAGGGTTAAGTTTAACTCCATGGGGATGTTTGTCAGTAGGGGCTTCGTCTAAATGGACGTATTTTTTGCCTCCGTCAGGAAAACCAGCAGATGTGTTCTTGGGCATAGACTTGATTCCAAACCCGTCTCCATTAAGACACTCATCGAGAGGAAGAATGCGTAACTTCTTAAAATCTTCGCACTCCTTAAACTTCTCAACAAGATCCTTGACAGCGAGATTCAAAAAGTCAATGTCTATGCCAGAAACCTGGCGTGACATGTCCTTTAGTGCGTTTCTCTCAGGAGAGAGATACTCGCCATCACGGACAACGTGCTTGAAAACAGGAGCAATGAGATCGTGATGGTACTCCTTCGGAAACTCTTCGAACAACTTATCGTGTAACGGGTACTTATATACCGTTGATTGAGCGGTTCGTAGAGAAGCGTTTGGCATACAACCGTCAGATTCAATCGAGCCCATTTCATCTTGTGCGTGGTGCGCGTGCGTACGCTCATCTTTCTCAGTAATTTCGTGACCTTCCATAGCGGGAGACTCGTCAAAACTGAGTCCGCTCATAGGAGCCAAGATGCAACTTCTATTCTCTAATTCCTTAACTCCTTTACGGATTTCGGTCATTGAAATGGTGTGAAAAAGCGACATCTTTTGCGTGAGCGAAGCTGCACATACGACCCCGTTCAAGTGAACTTGGTTCCCAACAACGGTAATCAGAGGTGACCCACAATGTCCGTCGTAAGGATGTGGGTGTTCTCCAAAGAAGCCTGGAGGCGTGTATTCCCGGTCTCTGTCGTTATACGACTTTTTGTTGGTAAAATAACCGGTAAAAGGTACGCGCATTAAGTCATGGGGAGCTGCATTGCGATAATGAACGTTAATCCCTTGGACTTTGTGAATGCCTCCACTGTACTGGGCTTTTTCCGGAATGTATCTCCGAATATCCGCAAAAGTGTGAGCATCAACCAGGCGAACAATGGCCAAATCCTCTCCTATTTTCTCTACGAGCTTAGGAGAGCCGAGCATATTGAATCTGAATGAGCAACCATTGTCTCGAGTAGGATACTGAATGACGCTGCAAGTATGAGTGCCAGCAGAAAAATACTTCGCTGCATGCCAATTAACGAGAGCGTACGGTCCAAAAATACCAAGCGCGTGAACTCTTGCACGAGGAGAACCCGAAAATTCTATCTCAATAAGATTACGCTTGATTTTCTTCATCAAAGGCTCAATTCCAGAAACGGAAGCTGGGCCTGCGTGAATGTACCCTTCTTCGAGATCCCAAGGATTACCCTTGAGCTTAGAGCTACCAGGTGTTCCCTGAATCTGAGAATTCATGACAGGAGTCAATTTCTTGTTGTCATAAGTGACCAACTTGTACACGCCGTATGATGCTAAAAAGCACGAAGCAGCGGTCAGAAGTGACCACATTGAATCTCTAGTCATCTTAAATTTGGCTTCTCGAATCTTTCCAATTCTATCGATCAACTTTTCGGTCCGTATAATGACCTTATCAAAATGGTCGGCCTCGCTTAAAGTCTCGTCTTTCACCCGTTTAAAACGAGTTACGAGAGCATTAGCCATACTAAGTGACTGCTGAGCTGACTCAAGATCCCTTCTCAAAGAATCTCGCTCAAGCTTATAAAGCTCGAACTTCTCAGCTGCTGATCGAAAAAGAAAAGTCCCACACCACAACAAAGCCATAAGAAAGCCAATGTAATGGTAGGAAATCTGATCTTGATTGTTGAAAAAGACTTGAGCATCAGTAAAATCGCCTGCGGAAGTAGGCGTGAGCGGGACGTCGTCGTAAGATCCGCATTCATCGCAATGAAAAAGACTGTGCTTGCAAACGCGTGAGGTGAGATCGCTAACTTGAGATCGAACGGAAATGAGTCCGTCTTTCTTGTTTAAGTGCTCACCAGCTTTCAAAGTAACGTAGTCACAAGCCTGAGTAAAGCTAAGTACCTCTCCGGTTTCCTCAAATCCATTGTAAGTAGATTTAAAGGGATGAAAAGTAATCACGTCCCATTTGTCTTCCCGGGATTGAACCTTTTCAAAGTTTAATCCGTGAGCGCCTTCGGCCTTAAATTCAGCCTTAATTCGCACCTCAAAAACAACGTGCATACGACGCACGAATGCTTCGGGATTCGTAATGTACTCCTTAACTCCAAAAATGTCTTTAGGATGAGTATTGGTAAGCAAAATGTTAACGTGAGGCTGATACAAAATCTTGCCTTTCTCTTGCAAAGAGGCACGTGTTGGAAACCAATTATTCTCTCCCAAAACGGAAGTAATGTTTTGCATGAGAACATTTTCTTGATCGCGATCAGCTCGAGTAGAACCGACTTCGTCGAAAACTGCAACAGCATCCTTGGAAGGGTCGTAAGCAGATAAAAATTTGTCCCCTTGATTAATCACAACCATAATTTTCTTGATAGCATCAAGAGTTTCACAGTCGTGTCGAATTTTAAGTCCAGTTAGAGCAATGAAAGCAAAAGCCTCAGCAATCCAAGTAGATTTGCCTGTACCAGGCTGGCTAAATAAACCAATGTTGAAAGGCATTGGTCTATTGCCATACTTGGCACACCAGGAAGCAATCCGCATTTCAGCTACTCGAGCATATAGAGGTTGCATGACACTGCGCTGAATAGCATCTTTTGGCATAACCTTGTCATACTGATCGTAGCATGTATCAAGGTTCCTCCTCCAAAGGTCGTCTGAAACATAACCAGGAGTCTCATCTCCATTACGATAACGAAGAAACTCAAACTGAATTAACCAGCGAGCACAACGCATCCAGGAACAAGGGTCTTGGCATGAAAACTCGTCTTTCTCCAATCCCATAAAAGCAGCCTTAATGGCAGTGATAATGGAAGAAAAAGTGGATCGAAGAATGCGAGCCATTTCAAATTTATTAGGAGAGTGAGCTCTCTCAAGCTCTTTACTGTCAAGAATTCCCGTCATAATACCAGCCCAGTGTGCATCATCTGTACTTTCGCCAAACATATTGGAGGCTATAGCACAGGCAAACACTTTCTGAATAGCAATAGTTACAGAATCTGGAACATGCCCACCGAGTTCACTAATGTGAGACAAAATATTGCTCACAGAAGGAGAGTCCTCAATGGGTTTATCGTCAGAAGCTGAAGTGGGAGTAAGTCTAGAGTAAACTTTACTCTCCCACTTGTCGGAAAAATCGTTGGTCATTGTACAAACTTTACCAAGAAGGCTAAAAAGCGTATCTCGGTGTTGCTTGACAGTCAAACCATTGATAAAATTGACAATACTCAAAACTCGTGTGATGGTGTCACCACGGTAAATGATTCCCGCGGAAGTAATCGAATGGATAAATAACTGGATGGCCTGAGCATTTCCAGAATCTTCCATGTCACGAATAAAGTTAACGATTAAGGCAACAGTAGAAGCAGAATTAGAATCAATGGAGTCCTGAATATCAGGAATTCCTAAATCATCTGCAGCGGCTTCAAGTGCTGGCTCACGTCCAGTGTCGTCAAAATCTGCGACAGGGCGTAAAGGTGCAAAGTACCTATCTAGCTGTTTAATTAACTCACGTCGATAATAAAAATGCTGTTCCAGAAAATTCATAATTTCGACATCAGTAACCAAATCATTAAAAAATGGTATCAAACAGTTGGGAAAAGAATGGCTGACCCTGAGGTCAAAAACCATGGAAGATGGACAATATGGATCAGTGTCTTTGATAAGACACTCAATGCAAGGGTCCTGTCTGCAAACGTGAAGGTTGGTAGATGCTTTGGTAGGAGACCGCACAAACTTGGGAGTTGGAATAGAAATGAATTCCTCCTTGCGGATGGGGCTCCATGAACGAAGATTCCTTCGTATACGGGAGCGCCTCGGTGATTCGACAAGTTCAATAGTGCAATCAGACTTCTCCAATTCTTTGATAATGTAAGAGATAAGATCAGTAGGTTGATCGACAGTTTTAAAATGAAGATCAAGCAAACAAACGCAGTAATTGAACAAAAAATAAAAAACAAATGCAATAAGCTGCGTCAAAAAGAATTGAAGTAAGGTAGCATCGGTAAAGAAAGTAGCAGAAACGTTCTCTCTCGTAACGATTTCGAGGATGACGGCGCAAAAATTCCACGCCATGTGTGAATGAAGTCGCTGATGAAACGGCCAACTGGCTGTCCCATAATGAAAAAGAACGGCAGGTACTCGGAACCAAGTGGCTCCAGTCATGAGAAACTCGCAAATCGGAAAAACAAATCTAAATCCTGAAAACTCTTTAAAAAGTTCTTCAGTGATTGGACCGAACGCAATTATAGCAAGAGCATTGCTAAGTCCGAAAGAAATAAATAAATGATTCACGGAATTGTTAAGAAAAAGACAAAGTTCAAGGAGGAGATAAGTTCCAAAAATTAAAGTTCCACAATAGGAAAAGCTGTTGTTGTAATCAAGGTTAAGAAACTTAAATCCAAAATAATGGTGAAAGAAATATAGGTCAAATTCTCGGACGAAATTGAATGGCTCACGTTGTCCTTGTTGTTGAAGCTTGGGTCTATTTCGGACATAGTTAACGTGTTGCGACATATCAATCGTTGGCCACCCTTCAGCCTCGGAAATGTTTTTTACTCGGTACATAATTAAGGCGAAGGTTCCTATTTAACGCATAAGTACGGCTGGCCACATACAGCTTAGTGGGATCCTTTCAAATAAATTCCTATAGGAAACAACTTAATCAAGTAGTATATACAGCTAAATAGCACCAGGAAATGCTACTGATCGGGGTGGAACAATCTATCAAATGTTGAGTAAATGTGTTCGAACTAACATAGCACCTACACGGTCGTGTAGCGTGTAGCTCTGAACGAACAATGAAATATTCTTAATTTGAATCAAAACTTATATATTGCTGAACTGAACATCATCTAATTCTGCTGTTCAAAAGCGTGTGTAATTAGACTTATTCAGGAAACAGGACTATCAGAAATATTAGTTAAGAAACAAAAATGGACCTCGGCTACTATAAACCCTAAGTAACAGAGGCGTTAAAAAACATAAGATAAAGCCATATTGCGTAACTATCAAAAATTATTTCCAGTCAAATACTGAAAGTAAAAAGAAGTACATAGTTAAAGTCCATGTAAGACTGTGTGGTAATGTGTTCAGTGAATCGCAGTTTACCAATATGCGATACAATTCGTTCATACTTGTGACAAAGATATTGTGATCTAAATCCAGCGAAACTGACAATAAGAGACGTGAAAAGTGTACGTTGCATTGAAGGACTCAATACACGGCACAAATTTCCGGCCGTCAAATTTCAGTGTTATCGTTGAATAAAACTCGTATCGAGTCCGACATTCCGTCGGTATCGTGGGTAAATTATAAGAAAAATCTAAAGCATAATAATAGTGTTGTCGCCGGCACTCTAAAAGCGCGCGGCACGTAAGAACAATAGTGATTGTGGGGGAGGTTAAAACCTCC